CCAAATCAGCAATAAGCAGATACAACGGAACTGAATATAGTTGGACGTTTCACAATGGATCGTACATGTTTTTCTTTGGTGAGAACTACGACGCTGATAAAGAACTCGATAGGTGGAACGGGTTAGAGGTTAACTTTATAATGATGGATCAAGTAGAAGAGCTACAGTTCGCAGCATGGGAGAAAGCGCACGAGCGTGTAGGTTCCTATTTTATGCCTAAAGGACTCGATCTAAAGCAGCCTAAGCCGTTAATAATAATGACTGTTAACCCAACTCAAACATGGGTAAAAGAACAGATTTACGACAAGTATATTGACGGTACATTGCCTAACGACTGGTTATACATACCCGCGAAAGTAACCGATAACCCACACGTAGACCCGCAATATATCGAGCAGTTAGAGAACTTAAAAAAGATTAACCCTATCAAGTACCAACGCTTTGTAATGGGTGATTGGGAGATTCAAGATAATGTTGACGGGGCGTTTTACAAAGATTTCGATTTTGATAAGTGCGTTGATGACGTTTACTATGATCCAGAACTAGTATTACATATTACATTTGATTTTAATCGAAATCCTTACATGACCTTGTTAGTGTGGCAACTTGATTTTGAAGACCCTAGCACAGTACAAGGAAGACTACCAAGAAAAAAACTAAATCAAATAGATGAGTTTTGTTTCGAGACACCAAAGAATACTACACCCGACGTATGCAGGGCGTTTTTAAGAAAGTATTACGACCATCAAGGCGGTGTGATTGTCTACGGTGATCCAGCAGGCAAAACGCCCGACACAGCCAACGAGAGAGGCTTTAATAATTACACTGTTATAAAAAAGGAGTTAAAGAAATTCCATCCAAAAGAAAGGGTAGATAAAGCGGCGCCACCTGTAGCGCCTAGAGGTGAATTTATTAATACCATATTTAGAAACCAACCTTCAAAAGACGACCCCGACGGCGTAGGGTATTTAGGTTTAGAAATACATATCGATGTGGATTGCAAAAAAAGCATACTTGATTTAGCTAATGTATTAGAAGATGCTGACGGGGGTAAACTGAAAAAGAACACAACGGATAAGAAAACAAAGGTAGCATCTAGGCTCCTAACCCACACTTCCGACGGAATGGACTATATGATAATGAGAGTGTTACGATCAGAATTCAAGCAACACCAACGCGGCGACGTAACAACAGGAAATTATCACATCCCAGTTATGAGTAGTAAGAAATTTTAGTGTATATTTGATTGTTCTTTAAAGTGGCAGCTAGTAGCTACATACTGCAATTTGTGAGATTGGGAATCGTAGCCCGACAAGGTATACACACGTTCGAATCGTGAACACTGTACAAGAACATTGTGTACTTGCGTACTGTATGAAATAAGCCTGATTTGTGACTCTAATACTTTTAAGGGCAAAATGACAACAATAATGCGCTGAATGCATCCCATTGGAACTGCACGTGTTATTTTTAAAACCCAGTATTGCCGTACTGGGTTTTTTATTTGGTTAAGTCGAAATAATCATTAGCTTTACACCAGAAAGGCGCACAACCTTAACAAACTTTTTGACCGCTTGATGGAGATGTGCCTCTGTTGGGTGGTCTTTTTTAATTTATAAACATTATGACTACAGAAACTATTAAAATAACAGAACAAGAAAAAGAAATGTTTGACTACCTGAACGAGCTTCGATTTGATGGTCAAGTTAATATGTTTGGAGCAGGCGAATATTTGGAAAATCAGTTTGTTATCGACAAGCAAGAAGCAAGAAAAGTGCTATCTAAATGGATGAGTAATTTTAATGAAGATGGGTATGAAAACCTTATTTAACAACTAAAAACAAATAACATGAACAGTACAAGATTAATACTAGAATACAGAGACAAAATATACTACGGATGTTTTGCCGAAATTAGCGCTGAGGAATTTATTGAATTAGAAGAAGTAGTCGAAAAGATAGCACAAGGGAAAACTAATTACCTCAGCATGGAAGCAGGCGGAAAAACTCACTACTTTACTGAAAAAATACTATCCGAATCAATAATAACAATCGAATCTGAAAAAGTTAAGTAAAATGAACGAGATAACAGAAGAAACCCTAAGTAAAGTACACAGGCCGTTTGATTTCGTGATGAGCAAAAAGGGAGGGTTTGGGTATATTCAAGAGGTAAGCATAAATGAATGTCAAGAAGGATTTGATAATCAAGTAAGTTATTCAGTAAATTGGATAATAAGCAAGGATGAGAAAAATGCTTGGTGGGATCACGAAGATTTAACCGTACACGGTAACATGTTTAAAGAGCTAGCAAAATGCGCCTGTCATCCCTTTGGAAGTAATAAGCTCATGATTGATAAGATAATGTAGATTTAACAATTACTCTTTAAGTAGTGGCGGAATAGAGACGCTTAGGTATCTTGCGAGTCCGAAAGAGGCCACCATAATTAAGACCCGAAGTTATCCCGAAAGGGAGCAGGCTCGCGTGCTGGAATCGAATCCAGCCTACTGACAAGAGTACAAAACGAAAACAATGGAAAATATAAGCATGGCTAAAAGAGTGATAACTTACAAGCCAGTAATACCAATCGACCACCCGAATAAAGAACGAGCACAGCAGTTTGGTTTAGACAAAGAGTTTCAAGCATTATCGATAGGTCACAAGAACGGACAAATAGCATTAATACCCTTGGATGAGTCAAATATAAAGAACGGGCGAAAGATTGTTGATCTATGGAACAGCGAAAGTAAAGAAGGGTTGTATGATAAGTTAAACAAGGTAATACAAGACCGAGACAACGAGATAGAAGGGCTTGAGAAAAACAGGTTGGAAATTATTGAAATTGCAAGAGAGACTGATAAGAAGTATGAGCGCGAACGTGTAAAGGGTCATGTTATGGCTGTCCTTCTTGTCGCTGGTCTTACGTGTGTTGTTATTTACAATTACGCTTACTAGAGCTAAAACGATGATTGAACAAGCCGCGTTTGTCCTTCTAGCCTTAGTATGCTTGACTGAGTGGAGGGATGTAAAAGAACATTTTAAATTGTAAGTTATGGATAGGGAGGAAATTAAAAAGATAATGAACGATGCCGAGTTTCCTAAAGGTTTAAAGTTAGGGCAATCACTTATGGTTTGGTGGTGGATAACGTTTAGTCACACAAGGTTTGTGTATTTTCTTGAAAGATTAAAAATAGGACAATACATATTATTTGCATATCGTGACGCAAAAAATCACAATAAATAACATATCTTTACCTCGCTAAGTACCCCGTGTTAACACAAAATATTAAGCCTCAGACGTTCTAGTTTGGGGCTTTTTGTTTATATTTGCTTCAATAGCGGTTCAAACACCACACCGCAGGGAGTACTTAGCACCTCCAAATAAAATGGTTTAGTTAAAGTAAACACTTGGGTTATCGACAACTGATTTAGTCCCGTCTTCATAGTAATAAGGGATACCCAGACCAATAGCAGGGTTGGAAGTATATTTTAGCATGAGATACAAAGGCTAATAACAACTTGTATCTGTCTTACTTCTTTTAAAAGGAATTCTTTTTACTAGATGCAGGAAAAGAGTTGTAGTATCTATAATTGAAGTTTAAGATTAATTGATTAGTTTTGTATTAAACAACAACGCTACATGTCTAATTTAACAGTAACCACTTCAATAGTACTCACTCACGAAGGAACTGTACACGATTTCTCAAAGTCACACTCACTTACAGGCATTACAAGCGTATCAGATAATCTAATCGAAGACATAGACACGGCAACGGTATCAGTTCTAGCCACTATAGCGACCCAAAACGCAGGCGCTACATTCAAAGACATTAATTTTATTTACATTGAAAATAAAGACACTGTAAACTTTTGCAATATCGGATACAAGGACACAGGCGGTAGTACTGTCTATTTCCCTTTAGACGCTGGCAGAAGCATTTACTTTTGGAATAATCAACTAGTTGTATCTGAGTCGGGAGCTGTATTAGGCGCTCTTGTTGATTGGGACACAGTAACAGCCCAATTTAATACGGCGGTTGGTGATCTAAAGGTCTTTATTTGTCAGGTTACGGCAGTAGTATAATATGGCTCATCTTAGGAAAAGGGATTACTTACAAGGATACATAAGAGAGAAAGACCTCGATACTATTCTATCACAAATAGGACAAGAAACCGCAATGTCTCCCGAAATGGTTAGGCAGGGGCAGGAACTAAACAGTATTGCCGAAATAAGCGCAATGATTTGTCACAGGTACGACGTTGAAAAGATATTCACTGATATACTGCCTTGGAGCGCAACAACTCAATTTAACATAGGTGAACTAGTAGAGTATACACGAACGGCCTACAGCGTTGCGAAAACATACGCGTTAAACGATCTAGTAAGCTTTAAAACGACCGCAAACGATATTGTAATAGATGACATCTACATTAATACTGTAGCCGTTGCATCGCCAGAAGTATTCAACGCTTCTAAGTGGACAAAGCAAACTGAAAACTTTAGCCTATACACAGTACAAGCCCCAACGATAACAACAGCACCATCTACGTTATTCTCTTACACTACAAACTTGTTTACAGGTAACCATGACACGGTACTAGGTTGGGATAAGTCAAAGGACTTATTTTTCAAGAGAATAGATAACCAAGTACGAATATATTACACCACAGCCGACCGAACGAACAACGTAAATATAATCGGAACAGTTGATGTAACCGACCAAGTAAAAGAATTCCCTTCCAATATCCCAATTGAAGCAGGTGACGACCGTGAAAATAACCTAACAGGTACTTTGTTTATTATCGGATTCATGGCAGACGGTCAAGAGTGGAGCGTAGTTGCTTCTAACGCTTACCAGAAAGAAGATAAAAGGGATCGGCTTATTATCGGTATAATGATAGACTTAGTTCTATTCAGATTGTACGGCCTTAGTGCAGCGCGTGTAATACCTGAGTTTATAGGTGAGAATCACGACAACGCAATGAAGAAATTAGAAGCTATTAAAAAAGGAACTATTACGCCTAAGTTACCACTGTTTCATGATGAGTCAACAGGTGCCAGAATATCTTTTGGAAGTGCACCGCAAATAAGCCATACACCTTTTAGAACTAGTAGAAGATGGGGTTGAAAATAGATCGTAAAGCAATTGCAAAAAAAATTGAATGGTTCTTTGTGGTTTTAATCTCTTCGCCGTATTGGATAAAGTACACCTCTAAAGAAATAGGTAGGGTTATAGCTGATAACATACGTGAAAAGCATATTGAGAAATGAAGGACATAAAAAATAGATTCACGGCAGACATTCAGGATAGGCACAGTAGAAAGCCTAAAAAATCTAACTTCACCGTGAAGCTAGACAATGTTAACAGACAAAGAAAAGTTGACGAAATAGATAGCTGGTCTAGGGCATTAAATCTAGCTGAAAGAAGAGAAGACCCCGACCGTACAGAGCTGATTAGGCATTTCCAAAACATGCGTATTGATGGGCATATTAACGGTATCATTACAACTCTAATAAACAAGATACTAGCTAAGGATTTTTTAATTGTTGACTCAAAAGGAGACGAAGACGAGGCCGCAAAGCTATTCTTTGAAAGCAAATGGTTTCCTAAATATCTAACATGGAGTATTGAAGCGCGTTTTTATGGGTTTAGTTTGATCCAGTTAAACGATATAATTGACGGTCAATTTAAAGACATGGAGCTAGTAGATAGACAGTTTATTATCCCTGACTTAGGTATTATAAAGAAGTTTGACACTAGATTTTCGGGAGATGATATTCACTGGAATTACAAAGAAGCGCCCTTAAAAGATTGGTACATATTTATAGGTGAAGATAAAGACCTAGGATTATTTAATTCTGTAGCACCTCAAGCTATTGCAAAGAAACACATACTGTCTGCATTGTGGCAGTTTATCGAACTATTCGGTATGCCTTTCAGGGTTGGTAAAACAGCAATAGACGACCCCGCGCAGAAGAAAAATATGATTGACATGCTCGGCGGTATGGGTCGTGCTGGCTGGGGTGTGTTTGGTGAAGACGACATTATTGAATACGTACAGGCTATAGATGCAGATTCAGAAGCTTTCATTAAATCGATCAACTTAGCAAATCAAGAGATAAGCAAGAACTTTACAGGTGTTTCGGGGTTGTTTGATGATAAAGCTTTTGTAGGTAGTGCTGAGGCTCAAGAGCGCGTAGTAAAAGAGCTTATAATGTCATTTACTCGTACTATTATGTTCGATATTGATGATATGCTAATACCTAGAATGCAAAAACAGGGTTCTTTTCCAGAAGATCGTTTTTTCAGATGGAAAGCAGACGACTTGTTAAGCACTATAGAGAAGGGAGATTTAATATCTAAGCTTTTGCCAATGATGACAATGACACCTGACGAGATAGAGAGGGAAACAGGATTGAAATTTGAAGCGCCTGTTGCTGATCCTGACTCACCAGCGGGGAAAGCGGTACAGGCTAAGGTTCGAGAATTATACGCAAAATCAAAGCCGAATGAGTAGCACTATAAACGAAATACAACAAGTCATAATTGACGAGAAAGAAACAGCGTCAGAACTTAACGGACTATTACCCGCGCCTGACACATCGGAAACGTTTCTGGAAGATATTCAATCTCCTTCAAAGGTGGCATTGTGGCGTACATTCATTAGGGTTATTGCAACGGTTATTAAGTTTCATGAAGATTTATTTGACGCGTTCAAGGCATTTGTAGAGGGTAGAGCCGTTGACATTATACCCCTAACGGATAGGAGATTGGCAATACTTGCTAAAAGGTTTCAATTCGGAGATGAGTTAACATTTGATAGTGAAGGGCAATTTAGTTACGCCGACACAACCAGCACAGACGCAATTGCAAAACAAATCATTACACAAGCAAGCGTTAAAAGTGCAAATAGGGTTGTTACTTACAAGGTGGCTAAAGCTTCGGGCGCTTCTCTGATCGCTTTAACTTCGCCAGAAAAAACATCATTCACAACCTATGTAGATGATACTGCATCTTCTGGAACTAAATTTGTTATAATTACAGACGCCGCCGACTTTATAAAAGCAGCCTACACGATACAGTATGATCCGCTAGTATTAAAATCTGATGGTAGTCTGATTGAAGACAGTTCGTTTCCAGTTCAAGAAGCTATTGACGCCTATATTAAAGGCCTACCGTTTGACGGTCAATTTAGTGTTAAGGAATTAACCGACGCAATACAAGGCGCTAGAGGTGTAGTTAATCCAGTAGTTGACGTAATGGAAGCAAGGGACGCCACAGCGGGATATACGAAGATATTAGACATAAATACTCAAACATACCCGCCTTTCTCTGGTCACTTCGCTACGGTAAACGAAACAGGCAGTGAGGCAGTGCCAGTGTACGGAGATATTCCAGTAATAAATGCAGCCGATTACGACGCAACATTGACCTATGTAATAGGTTCTTTTACTAGACAAAATGGAATTGTGTTTAAATCTAATGTAGCTATTATGATAGGCGAAGCGTTTGATTCAACCAAATGGGATACCGTATCTAATCTAACCTTTATCAGTAAGTAATGTTAAAGTACAAGATTAATTTTAAAGATTTAACTTCACAGTTGTCGCCGTGGTTTTTTAGGGCGCCGATATACTTACGTTATTTATTTGCTCTTGTTAAGCCATTAGACAACTTGAACGACAATAGCGAACCTATAAGATTTTTCGATCAAAAGAACCCTTCACTTTATCAGTTCACAATATTCATTACAAGGTTTTTACAGGTTAACGCCTCTAGATTGGTTTTGCAAAAGTATTTAAATGAGCTATTCGACCCAACAACCGAGGGAATACTAATAGTTAACAACGCTGTAATCGATGTTAAATACAAGTTCAATGCATCTGAGCAGCATGTGCCAATATACAAATACAACGCATGGGATAGTACAGTAGATTACGCCGCTAGTGGTGAATTTATTCTAGCGCCCGACGGTAATGTATACGAATCCAACACGACACCGAACGTAAACAATATACCACCAAGTGCTGAATGGGATTTAATAAGCACAGCAAAAGAATACTTATTCAACGAAGCAGACATATACACACCAGACTACACTATTAAAATACCTGTACTTGTTACGCTTCAAATCGATTACAGCGACGACGGATTTAAAGCAATAGTTAATCAATTTAATGCAGCGGGTCGAACGTATCAAGGCATAGTGCTTGAAACTTCTGCATTTTTATTTTCAAATACATAACGAATGGACAAATTAGAAAGCACATCATTAGGCGGTATTGCTGAAACATGGAACGACGAACGCTGGTATTTAGGACAAGCAGGTAATCAAGGTATTTACCCCGCACTTAATAATATACTAGGCTCGTTCGGGACTAACTTTGTTGTGCAGGGCTGCATTCTTTCTGGAACTTCACCAGTGGTTGCTATGACTGAGGGATGGATATATTTAGGCGGTGAACTATTAAAGGTAGATGCAGCGGCAGGAATCAATACGGCAGTAAACTTCACGTTTACCAAAGTTGTTACTAATGACTCGAGCGGCCTTAAACAATTACAGTCGGGTGCAACGGCTAATACGTACAAACAAAATAGAGGCGTGTTGTCTGGTGGTGCAGGTGCTTTAAATGTACTTACAGGCGACAGGTATAAAGACCAATTTGACGAGTGGAAAACATTCGATATAACAGGTAATAACACTAATCTAGTGGCTAATGCGTCAGACGACGGTAGCGGCTTAGATATAGTACTAGGATTAGAGGTTCAAGGAACTAGTCATTTGAGATATAAAATAGTAGGCAAAACGGTTATGTGGAGCATAAGATTAGACAGCTTCGATCTTTCCCCTCACGACACAGCACCACAGCTTAGTATTGTTATTAGGAATCTACCTTGGACAGCCAAAGTAAAACAGTCTCAATCTATTCATTTACTAGAAACCTCACAAGAGGGAGCTATTACAAACACCTCTTTAGTTACTCAAGACGCGTCATCTACTAGGATGTATATAAATCAACGGGTTTTCGGTAATGGTACGACTATACTAAACAGGTTTTACACATGGCTAACCACACCTAGCATGACAGAAAACCCTAATCTGACTACTGGCGCTACTACTACTTGGATTATTGCTGGTAATGGATCGTTTGAAATTGAATGATTGGATTTGATGACATACAAACTATTTTAAGAGGTATTTGGAGAGGCAATATAAACGTAAACACTTTACCCAAACAAGTCTATGACGAAAACCGAAATAGGCTAACAAATGGAGTTGAAAAGGGTTTTGGCTCTAAATTAAAGGATTTAAATCAAGGCACTCAACAGTTTAGGACTATGCAAAGTTTACAAAATAACGTTACTTTCTTTTCGGCTGCTAAGACATTCCAGCAGGTCAACGATATGCAGTTTGCAAGGTTTAGTGAAGAGGGTTTTTTACTTTCGTTCAATGACTTCAAGAAAGAAGCTATGCCTATGTTTAATCAATATAATGTGGACTGGCTAGAAACTGAATGGAATACTAGTGTATCTCAATCTCAAAGTGCTGAGCAGTGGATAACAATCCAAGGCAATAAGGGAGCTTTACCGCTGCTTAAATACCAAACAGCGAAAGACGAGAGGGTAAGAAGTGAACACGCTGCATGGGATGGAATTACGCGGCCTGTAGATGATTCATTTTGGGATACTCACTACCCCAATAACGGTTACAATTGTCGCTGTATGGTATTTAAGCAGCGGTAAAGCT